CTCAGATCGTGCCGGCGCCGGTCCATCTGGATGTTCCCCGCGCCCCCGGATTGCCACCAGGAGTCGATGCAGTGATCGGCGAGCATGACAAGACATTCATCGCCTTTGGTGACGGGCAGAGTGAGGCAATAGCCGCCCGCCCTGGGGAGCGCTATAGGGACGTCGACGAGGAGCGGAAGCTGGACGTTGCTCTCCGCGCCTTTGCTGGTGACGATTTCCATGATCGCGGGCAGTACCGTCACGGTCTGAAAGATCGGATCGAATGATTGAATGATTCCCGGGATATGTACCCAGAGTTTCGCCGCAGCCTGCCCGGCGACTCGCTCATACGGCTCGCAGTCGAGGCCCATGCGTGTAGGCAGGTCTAAGCCGTTTCTGTCTCCGTAGGTCATCAATTATCCCATATATTTGCGACAACCTGCATGGTTAGGTCGCGGTTCATAACCTTCCTTACAATAGCAGTCGCAACAATAAAAAATGCTTTTTCTTCCCGGTTCATTGGGCCAGGTCTTCACATGCAGGATTTCTATCTCTATTTTCCCGCATACATCGCAATGATCGGATAGTATGGACATGTTTAATTTCCTGTCTGCGTCTTCGGATTCTTGTATATTTCAGGCAAAAAGGGTTCTTGTGGGGATTCTTGCGTCCCCTCCAACATCTGAATCGGCCCGATGCCGCTTATCCCTAATACCTCGGTATACCACGGCGCGCCCTCGCCGCCTCTCGTATCTCCTATATGGCGCACACGGGCAACCATGCAATAAAAGTCCCGGTCGAGAGGCGAGGCAATCTGTCCTTGAGAAATGAGCATCTTGCGCACCAGCACGTTGTCCAGTTTTATCTGTAAGCCCGGTCGGCGAATCTTTATCCGGGGATCTAGAGAAACTTTGAAAAGCACTCCGGCCTGCGTCTGCTGCGGCGTTCCTATAAGGCCCGTAGCCGGTGAATAGACAAGAGCCTTTTCCTTTGAAATGTCCGTGAGCTGAGAAAGCGTGAGCTTCCCATCCTCCAGCCACCACTGCGCGTTATTGGCCTTTGCGATATTGTCTAAATGCCCCTTGGCGTCTCCAAAAAAGCTTTTCCCGCGCGGTAAGGTCTCCATTTTAAGATTCGGTGTTATGTACTGTATCGGGATGGGCGTTTGCGCGTTCTTGGCTATGAAATGTACCTGGGATTCATAGGTCGATCCCACACCAATCGTTCTGTTAATAAGGTTTTGATCTAATTTGTCCATGCCGTCGATGCAGTGCAGCATGAGCGTATAATCGACGACGTCGGGCCGGTCCCAGATAGGTTGGAAGAGCTGACCATCGAAGATCACACCGAAGGCGCCGGTCACGTAGCCGGCCTCGACGAGGACGCGCTGGCCCTGGTAAAAAGGTATATTGAAATCCTTGGCTTTGAGGTTCCAAATCGTAATATCGCTATAATTCGGAGTACTCCAGCCCGGCTTGTCGATCTCGAAGGTCACGCGCAGCGCCCCGGTAGTCTGCTCTTTTGTGCTGTCGGATAGCACGATCTGCCGGCTGTTGCCGTCAGCATCCGGCTGGGAAAAAATGCTTATTCGCCATTTGCGGCCGAAGAGAGGATTGCTCACGGCGTATCTCCCCAGGCAAGATTCCAATCGACTCCGAGGGATGTCATGCTCGGCCAGTCCTCGGCCACACCGGATATGTTGAGCAGGTACGCGCTGCCGATCCTGAGATAGGCATATTGGCTGAGGATATTCGACTCCGGAGGCTGACCCGGAACGAGCGGCATGCCCGCCAGGATCACGTTATTCGCGTCATCGGCGATCCCCATCACCCAATAGCCGGCCGCCTCGTTGAAATTAAACGAGAGGTTGAAAACGACGTTGTTTCCATCGACGCTCAGCGTCGTCGTGATCGTCTGATTCGGGGCAGGCGTGAGAGGGATGATTTGGCTCATGTACCTGGTGCTCCCGCCCGTACCAACATTGTTGCCTGTTGATCCGTGGGCGCCGTCGCCTGCACGGTGCCGATGTTCGTCTGCGGGTCCGTCATCTGCGGCCTGGCGCTCACAGTTTCTGCGGCCACTTCCGCCGTGATGATCTGCCGGAGATTTACGTGCATCTTGAGACCGTAGAGGGTCTCGTGATCGTCGGGCGCGTCGATGTCGTCGATGTACATATTCTCATAGAAATCTAGCCTCGTCCTCAGCGCCAGGCTGTGGGCGTTATCCTGGAGAGCAGCCATCAGCTGATAGGCGGACACGGAGCGCGTCGGACCTGCGCTATTCTGGCCCGGCACATAATCCTGCATGGCGTCGGACATGCCGATCTCCAGGGTCACGACAGAGGGCTCCCGGTAAATGTGATCGGCCTGGGAAACGCCGGTCTGCACCGGATGACGGGTAATGACGGACTTTCGGGAGTGGCCGACCCGTATCACTGCGTCGAAGTAATAGGTCTCCCTGGTCACCGTGTCATAAATAGACGTGTTTCCCGGGATATTCTCGGCCCACTGCGGAGGCCAAAAGCCCGGTTCCCCGCCCTGGTCGCCGGGTGAATCGGTCACAAAAAGAGGCCAGGTAGGTCCTGCACTCATCCTAAAACTCCGTTCATCTCGAACGAAAGACGCTGCTGACGCTTAGAAAGCATGGCATCGACTTCGTCGCGCACCTTCTTGGCGATCTCATCGGCCGAGGCTTTCGTCCCCGCGACGTTAACGTTTATATCACCCAGGGTCGTGGTCACGGTGACGTTGGGCGGCACGGAAGGCTGCGTATAGGCCCCCGCACCTTTTCCCATGACAGACGCGATATATTCGCCTATATCCGGCCCGGCCCAGCCTTTGCGCGGAAGGGTCGCCAGGATGCTCAGATCCCCTTTCTGCAGCCTGTTCGCCGCGCTTTCTCCGCCGTACCACGCGGCCGCCGCCAGCCGTTCATCACCATATTTGGTCATGTAATAACCCATCCGGCTTTTGAAAACCGCCTCCTGGTTCTCGGGAGTCATCGGCGCGTTTGCTCCTATGCCGGCCGCCGCAGCCCATTCCGGCCAGTTCGTAGGCATGATCTGATACTTCCCCATGGCGCCGGATTGAGGATTCACGGCGTAATAATTTCCGCCAGACTCCTGAGCGGCAATGCCGGCAGGCGCAGCCTTGGCCGGAGCGCCAGGCGGTCTTTCTGCTATCGGTACCGGCGGTCCGGACGCCGAAGGAAGAGGCGCAGATAAAATTTCCTTGATCTGCTTATTAAACTCCTCTGCGAGCTTGGCGTTTTCCTTGCTGCCGCTGAAAACATGCATGATCCCGCCCATTTTATTCCAGGTCTCGAAGGCGAGCATCGTGATCCTCGAGTATCTGGATATCTGCTCCAGGACGTCTCTGAGTTTAAACCATATGGGGGCAAGGTCTTTTGACGATTTCCGGCCGTCTATGTAGCCATAAAAGTCGTCAAGAAGCAGGATAAAGACGCTGATTGCTGCAAAGGCGATGCCTAGAGGACCGGTCAAAGACAGAAGCTCGAACGCGACGGCAAGGGCGACGATGGCCTTTTGGCCCTTGGAGAGCGAGGACCAGAAGCGCTCCAGGAGAGATAAGGCCCATCCCCCGAATCGCACGAGGTCCCCGAAGAGTTGGACGATCATGGCCAGGCCCCGGGCTATCTTCGCCGTCCATTCGTCCAGGTGATCCACCAGCCATTTGCTGAGCTTTTTCAGGGTGTCCTGGAGCTTGCCCATGGGACCGGCGAGATATTTGGTCAGATGATAACCGATCATCTGGAGGCCATATTCGGCTATGACCTTGAGCTTCGTGAATTCAAACCCGGTATCCCGGATGCTGCGCATGCTCTTTTCGAAGCCCTCCGGCATGGCGGCCATGATCTGACTTTGTAGGTTTATCAGGTCCCGGTACCTCTTGTTGAGCTCCGGGTTCCAGGCGATCTCCTCGAAGGAATGTCCGAGGGCATCCACGGCGATCTTCAGCTTTTTGGCCGTGTCTACCGGCAGGTACATCTTCATTGCGTAGAGCTGAAAGGACAAATCGCTTTGCGCGACCTTGTCCATCAACCCGGCCGTTGCTAAAGTTACCGAAGCGAGGGCCCCTACTATGGCTGTCCCGGCCTTGGCATAGTTCTTCGCCATGCCCTCGGTATGCTTCTCTACCGCTTTTCCGGCCTGGTCGAGCTTATCGAAGAATTTCTTGAACTGGTTCTCGTCGACGTGTGCGCCGAGGGCAACGAGGTAGGATTTTATAGTCTCGAAATCCATTTATTCCTCCGGATGCTCTTTCAGCCACTCCCGCAGCCGCCGCTCGTTTTCCCGCTTGACGGCGTTCATCTCATGCCAGTCAAGCAGATCGTCGAAGATATAGGTCCGATCCCATACCTGGTGCTGCTGCCAGTCCCCCGCCATGACGGGCGCATAGACAAATTCGTCTACGTTTGGGCATCGGGCAAAATGAGGCCCGCTTTCTCCGCCGCGTCCTTCAACGCGGCTTCGGAGAAAAAACCTTGCAGGTTCCAACCCATCACCTGCCCCAGGAGCAACAGAACACTCTTCGTGTCGTCTTCCAGATCCTGCACGTTCCAGCTTCCATCGTCCCGAAGGACAGGCACATAGATGACGGTCCCCTTTATGTCCTGCGCCGCTGAGACGACGGAGAGACAGTCGCGCTCCAGCTCCAGGAAGTCTTCCTTCGAGAGCTTCACGCTGCTCGCCCCTGCCGGTGAAATGAACTGCTTTACGCTTGCCGGCAGGTTTATCATCGGCAGGATAGGCCCGACAAGGCCCGTCATGAGTTTGTAAAGCATGTAGCCGCCCATAAGCGGAGAGAACCGCCCGAGGCGGTAGGCCTTCTCCCCGATCGTCACGTCTTTAAAAATTTCGCGCTTTTGCTTCTCCATTACGTGGTCTCGCTCTGGATATCGGCCGCGTGCCAGGACCAGGCAACCATCGCGCCCTCTTTGTCATAGCTTTTGTCCGGCTTCTTCGAGGGTGATACCCCAACCAGGCTGTGGCTCGTACCGTCCGCCACGTTCCGGAGCGTCATATTTGTCGCAGCCCACACCGATGTGTCCGCCCCGATGAGGTAGTTATAGAGGCCCAGGAGAAATTTGTACAGGTCGCTCGTCTGCTGGCACTCGATGCTGACCGTGCCGTTGTTGCCGGCGAGCTTGCTCACCATAATCGCCCCGTCTCCGGCGATATTGTGGGCAGTACGGTCCTGGGCCATGGAAATCGTAATCTTTCCCGTGCCCTGGCCCTTGAAAATGTATGAGCCGAACGTCGGGTTGACGATGACCCCGCTGAGGTCCAAAAAACTGTAGGTGCTTATTTGGGGCGGCATTTGCTATCCTCCTTTAACGCTGCACGTTTACTTGCACGGTCACGAAATGAACAGCACCGGCCTCGATCAGGTTGACGTATATCGGCGGCGCCTGCCGGGCTGATCTCTGAGCGGATGATAGGATCGTCACAGATTGCGCCTGCACTACATATCCCTTCGGCATGGCGTCGCCGTTGCTGAGGTTCAAAAGGTTCGGCCCGTTCCACACGCCCGAAGGCGCGATAAATCCCACGGTCCTCATCTGGTCGCATGCCTGGCGGACAGCGTTCATGAGCAGGGTCACCCCGTCGTCGTCATCGGGAATCTTCGGGAGGCTCTGGAGCAGGTTGGCAACGTTGATCTGTATGCGGTTGCCCAGCATGTCCAGATTTACGATCTCGTCGAAATATTGCCCATTCGCCATGACGCCCTGCTCGAACCAATTGAACTGATTGTTATAGTTGACGTAGAGATTTACGTTGTTCCCCTCCACGTTTCCCTGCTGCGTCGGTGTCACGGGCTCCACGAGAACACCCGGCTCCTGCTTGAATTTGAGCGTATAGGCGCTGTTCGCAAGGCCCGTGTTTGCGCCCATGGCGTAGGCCATGATAGCGGCGATGGCATAAGGATAACCCGTGTTCAACCCACCCTGCGTCGACGAATACTGGCCGATGGTCCGGTTGTATTGAGAACCCATCAGGGTTGCTCCAAGGTTGCCGCCGGTGTTGTTGAGTACAGCAGCCTCCGCAGTCGTGTAAGCGTAGAAAGACGCCGGAGAAGCACCGTTGAGATACCCGGCAATCGCTTCGTGGTCGCCATCGGCGATACCGCTGCTCACGCACATGCAGCCATACCAGGAATTGCTTGCCCCTCGACATGCGGTGACGGCCTGGAGAGGGGTTTCCCCCAGGACCGTGACATTGAAGGTGGCTCCGGCCCCGTGGGCGCTGTTTGTGCTAGTCGCGACAGGAGTTGTGACCGTATATCCCGTGCCCGCAGAAACCTGAGTGACCCCGGTTATAGCGCCCGTACTGCCGTTTACGCTGCTGACGACATAGACACAGCCCGTGCCGCCGGCCAGGGTGAGAAGGTCGCCTTGTGCGTAGAGAGTTCCGGCGCCCACAATGGCCGCTGTTTTTACGGCCGTCGTATCCTGGAGACCTATCCAAAGCGTATAGGCCGCGCCGCTTCCGAAAGCCTGGTTGATGGCTGATACATAGAGCGAGGCTGCCAGATATTCGGGATCGGTCGTCGCGAAGCTGTACGGCGCCGCAAGCATTTGCGCAAGGCTCGTGAAGGCTGCCAGCCTCGTCGCGTTCGCGATCCGGGGCGAATTGCCAACGATCAAAAACTGTTGGAAGTTCGCGTAAGCCGCCGCCTGCGGACCTACCGTGACGATGACGTCAACGACTTGATTTAACGACAATTGGGTGTTCATCCGTCCTCCTTTAGCTGCCCGTTATGGAGATCGTCTCGGTTATTCCCGTATCCGTCTGCAACATCACATCGACCGTCTTTATCGACGGGACGGCGTAGTTGAGAATAACAAGCTCGTTGAACATGGCGTTCATGTCCACCCGCTCCCACCATTGGCCTTCAAAAAGCTCCGGCGCCCTGTTCGGCGTCGGAATAGCCCCTGTGAGATAAAGATTCTGCGCCTTCAGGCCGGCCCGCCCTTCGGGGCTGAAAAGACCATCGCGGATGAGCTGGCTGTTCGCATAGGAATTCGGTCCGTAAATAACCCATCGCACATCGATCATCCGGGTATAATGGACCGCCCGGTTCAGCGTCCAGCCGGGGCTATCCGTGAACTGGCTGATCTGCGATTCTCTGATCTGGTTGTAAACGTGATATCGCTCGCGCCAGCTCACAAA